CATCATTATATGTAGGATTATCTAACAGTGCTATATATACTGGATCAGGTGAACAAAGTTTGCTACCACTTACAGGACAAGGTTCTTTAACTGTTCCAGCAAATGGATTTAAGGTTGGAGATAGCTTTTGTCTTGTAATGGCAGGAGAAATATTATTAGGAGATAAAGACGATGATTTTACTCTTAAAGTATATCAAAATGGTATAGTTTTAGGGGATATAACAGTAGCTCTTGAAGACACTGCAGCAGGTGTAAGTTTTTGGGAAGTAGAAGTAGACTTCACTGTTAGAGCAATAGGTGCTACTGGTTCAATATGTACCAATCTTGATTTTACTTTTAATAAAAATATTACAAAAGATTTTAAAGGAAGTAGAAATGTTACAATTACTACATTAGATACAACTACAACAAGCTCTTTAAGTGTTACGGGTGAGATGGTAGGGCAAAACAATTCTTCATTAGTAACTAACATGATGATTTTACATAGAGTATTTTCAGGCGCATAGTTAATTATAAAAAGGTAAAAAAATAAAGATGGACTACACAGGAATAACATTTGGATTAGACGTTTTGATATCGGTAATCTTTGGAGCAGGTGGGGCAATTGCAGTTTGGTTCAAGTTAAAAGGAACAGTAAACATTCAGGCAATCCAGATGGACAATTTAAAGACTGAGCTTGAAGACCTCAAAGTAGAAAAGAAAGATAACAATAAGCAGATTCACAATCGTATTGATAGCTTAAAAGTTGTAGTTGAAAAAAATAGAGAAAATTCTGATAACGGAATCAATGCTATGACTGCAAATATGAACGCTATGGAGTTGAGGATTATTAAGGCTATTCACGATATTAAAAACTAAATAACATGATTATAAAAATTTGGAACAACATCGTATGGTTCTTTACAGAGTTGATGAACCTGTATTCGGATAAACCTTCATACTTCTCTAAAAAGAGAGTTGAATCAGGCATTGCATTCTTTATTGCACAAGCAGGAATGATTACATACTTCGTCTACCACAATCATGAGATGGATATGTACACGTTGCTTATGTGGGCAGGAGCAGAGTTCTTGATTGCAGGGTATACAATTAACCATATCCAGAAAGAAAAGAAACTTCCTTTAGAATAGCCTAATTAAAAAGAAAAACCTATCTTGGTCCTATGTTAGGAATTTTGGGGAAATATAGTTCGTTACTTTTAGGAGCAGCTTTAGTTGTTCTCCTTTTATTTTACGTAGACGGATGTCGAGACAATAATGCTAGCCAAAAACGTATTGCTGAGTTATCAGCGTACGAACATGTGGCTAAGCAGTATCAAGCTAAGGACGGCACGGTAGTAAACTACAACCGTTCTATACAGGTTACTCCTGAAGATTTGATGCTAGTCCAAGATACACTTCTGGACTATATAGCCAATCTGGAACTCAAAATTAAAAACGTACATTCATCAACCATAATCACAGAGAGGCTTAGGATAGATTCCGTAGAAGTCCCTGTTTACTTAACAGACTGTGACTTTGATACAACAGTACTAGTTTCTGATCCGCATTACGCCATGGACATTACCATGAAGAATACGGGTCTTACTTTCAATAAACTCGAATTCCCCAATCGTGTGGGAGTCACTTTGACGGAAAAGCGTGAGAAATGGTGGAAAGCTAAGCAATCTATCGTAGCTGTAACAAACAGTAATCCCCACATGCAAGTAGATGGAATTTCTACTTACACTTTTCCAAAGCAAAAAAAGTGGTTCAATACATGGTGGGCTAATGCAGCAGAAGGCGTAATAGTTGGAAGTGTTGCTACATATTTTATAATGCGTCAGTAGTTAGTTCTACTGACGTTTTTTGTTTGTTGAGGAGAAAACTTCAAACAATCCAAAATATGAAAGTTAAACGATTAATATTTGACATCGAAACGTCATTTTGCAAAGGTCATTTCTGGAGACCAGGCTACGGCCAAAGAATAGGTCCAGAACAAATCACAGAATTTGGTAAGATAATTTCCTTCCATTGGAAATGGCTAGGAGATGAGAAAGTGAAGCACATTCACTGGGGACTTAACAACCAGTGTGATAAAAAGATCGTGGAAAAAGCAGTTAAGCTTTTCGATGAAGCTGATGAAATCATAGCTCACTTCGGTGATAAGTTCGATATACCGTGGGTAAGAACAAGAGCAGCTTTCCACAATATCCCAATGAGACCAGACTACAATACCATTGACACCAAAAAATGGGCTTCAAAGTATCTGGCTCTTCCAAGTAATTCTTTAAAATCAATCTGCCAATACTTTGGTCTTTCTGCAAAATTGGATCCAGGAGGGATAGAAACATGGCAAGATGTGATCTTCCGTAAAGATGCTAAAGCTTTGAAGCATCTTCTGTATTATGGAGATGGAGACATTGTTTCCTTAGAAGCTGCATTTAAAAAACTACGTCCTTATGTCGAACCTAATATGCATGCTCATTCTGACATGATTCACATAGGAGGTATGAAGTATGCTCCTGGTAAATTCTTTTGCCCAGAATGTGGAGACCTTGGAAGACACAGAAAGCAGTATAGAACTCGTGCAGGTACTATCAGACATTACATGTCGTGTAGAAAACCTGACTGTTTGACTTCTTACAGAGTAAGCAGTAAAACTTTCCGTGATTACTTAAGCTATAAGGCGTTTAATAATATCAAGTAAAATTCCTATATTTGTTTTATGTTACCATTAACAGCATTACATAGTCAATTAGATGAAGCTCTGAACGTAAATAACTCAGACTCAATCTTTGCCGTATCTTATTACACTGATATAATCAATGAGCAACGTTCTTTGTTTGTACGTAATGAATACAACAGGACACGAGAAGTGGATCCAAACATCCAACAATCTTATTGTGACGATTTAGAATTAGTAGACCCTCACAATTGTCCATGTGCTGATATTCCTGTAGGCTGTAAGATTCTTAGAACAAAAAGGAAAGTTCCTAATACAATAGAATTTCATCACAGCAAGGCCATCACTTCTGTTGGCCCTGTTGTGATTACTGCTCGTAGATTTACGTTAATCGATTACGATCGTGTGCCTTTCATAGGAAACGGAAGAACTACAGCAAATACGGTGTACGCGTTCTTGTATGACCAATACATTTACATCATCAGTAAGAATCCAGCAAAATTGTTACTGAAGAAGATTGCTATTCGAGGCATCTTCGAAGATCCAACTGCTATTGCAGAATTTATTGAATGCAGTGAGAACAACATTTGTTGGACTCCAGATGATCCGTATCCAATGAACCAATGGATGTGGGCATACGTAAAGCCACAGGTTATGCAACAACTACTTCAGAAACGACAGCTTCCTCAAGATGATTCAGGAAATGCTCAGGATGATTTAGCTGATGGAAATGTGGCAGCACCTAAACAGTAAATAATGGGAGAATTGAGAGGAGCAGGAAAACATTCTAGTGATGTGAAGAAATATGACTTTTATAGTCACTACAGAAAGAATACAAAATTTCCGAAGATGGAAAGAAAGGAATACTCCGCTTTCCTCAAGGATTTAATGGTAGCTTACAGTGAAGCTATCGTGAAAGAGAATATGGAATTGAAGCTTGGGAAACTAGGCTTCATTAGAATACAGGCTAAGAAACTTCACTTCTTCGATAAGGATGGGAACACAGCTAAGTCATTGAAAGTTGACTGGCAGAAAACCAAAGAATATTGGAGCACGAAGTATCCTGGTAAAACGAAGGCAGAGTTAAAGCTGATTCAGAATAAACCCGTGATCTACCATGAGAACGACCACACAAAAGGAGAATTCTATCAGCATCTTTGGGACAAATTGACTTCTATGGTAAAGTACCGAGGTCTCTACAAGTTCATTCCTTCTCGACAGTATTCTAGGTTAATTACTGAGGTTGTAAAAGATCCTCACAGAACAGTATTTTATTATGGATGAAGCTAAAACATTAACACCGATAAGCATGGGAACAAAAACTAAATCTTGGGAAAAACGAGAAAAGTTCGAAGATGGGTCTTACAATGAGGTTCGTGTTCGAGAAGTAAGTAACGGTTTCATTAAGACCGTAACCAAGCACTACAAAGAAGATGATGATTGGAAATACGAAATCGTAGAGTCCATTCACACAGACAACCCAATGGAGGAGAAGAGTTTAGCAGACAAACTTCACTCTGTTTTAAAAGGATATTAATATGTACACAGGGAACACAGTATCGTACAAGGCAATCATGGATAAACAGATTCGTGATTTTGGCTTTGAAATAGATAACGATTCAGGAATGGAATGGTTAGCGGAATTCATGGCTCAAACGAAAGTAGGAGTCGTAATGGATAACTCTGTGGTATATGTTCCCATCTGTGATGGTAGAGGAGAACTTCCTATGAATCTGTACAAAATAGTACAGACTGCCAAAATGGAATGTGCTACTCTTGAACAAGCTCAATGTGGAGAAGGGAAAATGTTGCCTATGAGATGGGCTACTGACCACTTCCACAAGCAGTACCACAAGGATGACAGAGATTACACTACGCAATCGAATCATACTTACACGGTAGAGAATGGCTTTATTTTCACATCATTCAGTACAGGATTCGTGGCTATGGCCATCGAAGCTCTTCCTGTAGATGCTGACGGAGCTCCATTGATACCAGCAGAACAGTCTTGGATGGAAGCTGCAGCTCACCACTTAGCCTGGAAGAAGGCTAGAAAATTGAGACGTACGAACTCTATCGATAAAGATTTCTACATAGAAATCATGCAGGACCGAGACTGGTACTTTGCTCAAGCAGTAAACCAATCAAAATTAGATCAGAATGTTGACCAAGCAGAATCTACAAAGAATTCTGTTGTGAGAACTATTCCTGATATTCAAGCTCATGCTAGCTTCTTTGCCAACTTCCAATTACCTGAGCAAAGAAACTTCCGTGGTATTTCATCAAACCTATCTACGTCAATAGACTTGAAATGAAAAGAGCCATTCATCCATATAAAGGACTAACCTCTGATTTAGCCAGAGATAGTATCAGCAACGGTTTGTACATCGATGCCTTGGATATTCGTATCACTACGGATACTGGGGAATCGCAAGGGGCTATTACCAATATTCGTGGTAATAAGTCCTACTTCAACCTACCTACTTCTGATGCTGATATAGGACTTACTGGAACAATGGAAATCATTGGAGCTACGTCTATTCGTAACACCATCGTACTTTTCTGTGCAGATGATTCCAATGCCAATGGATGGGTATTTACAATGGAATACGAAGATACGGACCAAGCTCTAATTGGAACACCTACGATCGTATACAAAAGTGATGAACTTTTATTCTCAAAAAATTCTCCTATCGAAGGAATAGGACGTTACGAGTCTGGTTGTTACAAGCGTATCTACTGGACAGACTATGAGAACTACTTACGTTCTCTGAATATTGCTGACTCAAATTCTTTGAATATCGATATAGGACTTATCGATATTTTCCCTAACATGAAGTACACTCAGCCTCTATTAACCAATGTGTTAGGAGGAGGAAATCTAGTTGCAGGGAGCAATCAATACGCATATAGATTACTTACGGATGATGGTAAGGAAACCCTTATTTCTCCTCCAGGTAATATGATTCATACTGTAGCTGATCTCGAGTCTGAATTACAGACTAGAGCCTATAATGGTAATGCTCAAACAGTCAATGTAGGCAAGGCTTTGGAGATTACTATTGATACAAGTGGCTACTCAGTATACAAATCCATTGAGCTTATTCATATTCTCCATGAGGATCCAACAGGAACTCCTCAAATTTTCTCTATCGAAACTAAGGACATCAACAGTGCTTCTGAGGTAGTGTTTGTCCATACGGGAGTAGAAACAACAATTGTAGAAATCGACCTCGATGAGTACACCTTCAAATCTTATCCTTTTAAGACCGTGAAGACTTTGGCTCAAAAAGATAGTTCGCTTGTTGTGGCCAACATTAAAGGTTCTGGATTCGATGCTCAGGCACGCCTTGATGCATTAGGAGAGACTTTTGATGCTAAGACTAAGCGTTACGACTCTGGCCAAAACTTAGAGGCAGGAAAGACAGATTTGGAACTTGCTTTCAATGAGACTTTAAATAAAGATGCTCATTGGGATTTAAACTGGCACACAAATGATCAGTATAAATATCAATCAGACGGTGCACGACTAGGAGGTGAAGGGCCTAATATCGAGTACAACTTCCACCTGGAACCGTTTTTAGTGGACAATCATGCTACTGCTGACATAGCAAACCTCAATCACATTGGGAATACTTTAGTAGACCTCAATGACGGTTACGGAAACTATGTCAATCCTACATGGGATTCTATGGCTTCTCCATTTATCTCTGGGCTTCTCAGAGGATACAAGCGTGGAGAAACATACAGATTCGGTATCATCTTCTACAATAAGAAAGGGGAAGCTTCTTTTGTAGAGTACATTGGAGACATTAAGTTCCCTGATATTTCAGAGGAAGATTCTGTTACCAATAATTCTGGTACTAGTTATTTCCCTCTAAGTAGAGAAACTTCCAACAGTTACCCAACCTCTGTGGATACTACTGCGTACGCCATGGGAATAGAATTTACATTGGATTTCTCAACATGTCCTAACTTCTTAGCAGAAATCGAAAGCTATCAAATAGTTCGATTGAAACGTGAAGTAGCAGATTCTCACAGAATTTGTTCAGGGATCATGAAGATAGGAATGAAATTCGACATTACTTCTGATTCAGGAGGTGGGGGATTACCTGCTCCGTCAGGAGGATACTCTCTAGCAGGACCTTCAGATAGTGAAGATATTTTACACTTATTCAGTTATCACCAGAACCGTGACAGCGGTGATGTTGTCTCGGGAACTGCTTATGGTATCAATGGTACATTTGTTACCTTGAATAACCGTAATATTGCCAGTGCTCCTTTCCCTGCCTTTGGAGCTTTTACAGCTTTGAGCTCTCCTGACATTTCTTTTGATACAGAGAATGTAGTAGCAGCTATCAATTCTAGTTCGATGCTATTAATGACAGGAAGATACGGAGAATATTATTCTACTATCAACTCTAGTACTGCAGGAGTCACTGCCAATTATACGAATAATTCCACAGGAGATTCTAATGCTTACCAAGCGTTTGATATTGTACACTCTGCAGCAGCTTCTTCAGAAAGCTTAGGAGATAAGATGGAAGACCACAGACGTAAGCTACGTACTGTAGGTCAGATAGATAAAGATACTCCTTCTAAATCTATTGAGTACATCAAAAAATGGAAGAACGTTTCTCGTGTGGAATACGCTGATAATAGACAATTGGATCCACAGATGACAACTGATCTTGAAAATGGTCTCGGTCCTTACAATGGATTCAATGACGCAGGTACAGGGACAATCATGCATTTCAGAAACTTCTATACATATTTAGGAAACACTGCCCCAGGTCTGAACGATCACTCTGATGGAGGCACAACTTTTACTTCTATATTTTACAAAGGAGCATCAGGGATGATAGGTTCTATGGAACGTATTGAGACAGATCCTTTAACCAATGTAGGATTAGGAACATTTGCTACTACTCATTACTTCGATACTGGAGTAGGAGCAGGAACAGGTCCAGTAAGAGCCGTTGTAAACGAAGCTCCTTTAAATAAGACATCTGCTGTAGAGAACGAAACTTCTACACCTATTCTCGATATACTAGTTCCTCGTCAAGAAGTGTACGGAGGAGCTTCTCAGGATGCGTTAGAAAGTAATTTCTTTCAACCTGCT